TCTCCTTGAGTTTGGCTTCTATGGCATTTGCAAAATCAACCCAAAACGAATCTTTTCTTGAGATTGAATCATGCAAGCTGCTGTAAACAAAACTTTGTTCGTCCCTTGTCAGCCCAACCCAAGGCTTTACATAAGCTTGAATGTCATCGGCGTAGCCTTTCTGATACGCCGCATCGACTGCTGGCTTAAGCATATCCACCGTTGTCTCAGTCAGTTTGGTTTGAATCTCTAACATCTCTGTTAACTTGGCAATCTGTTCTTCGTGTGTCATGTGTTCTTCTCCTCTTTAAGTTTTTATTTCTCTCGTTTTATGTCCATGCAAGGTTTGCATATGTATTGGTGTATACCTGACGCAAACCGCAAATAAGCGCCGTCTTCGTAACTCGATTCTTTTTGGCACTTCCAACACAACTTAGGTTTAGTTTTGCTGTCGACTCTGTGTTTAAAAAATGCGTCGGTTGCAAGTTTGTTTTGTGCAAATACACTGTACTGTCCTTTTCCTTTCATACGTTCTTCTCCTTTAATTTGGCTTCTATATCTCTAACCATTTCAAATATAGTTAAGCGCCCAGCCCCCGTCTGAAAATCTTCCCAGTCCCAGTAACGCTCAACCTCTTCATCCGTCAGCCCAACCCACGGCTTCTTGTAGTCTTGGATGTCATCGTCTTCTTCATATCTTGGTTTACGCAATATCATCTTGTCAGGGTCTGTTGGATGTTCTTCAAAGGTTGCACTAGCCATTGTTCTTCTCCTTAAGGTCCGTCATAGCGGTCGTTTTGAACAAGTTAGGTTTGTTTTGTCCGCTATGGTTTACATTCTCTTTCTCCAACACGTCTATTCGGTCACGCAGCTCTTGAATTCGCAACTTGGCGAAGTTCAGCTCTTCTAAAACCTCAGAAACTGTAACCTTCCGATGAGTCTCTTCTGGCACTTCATACACGGCGGGTTTGCTTATCTTTTCTTCGCGTGTGGTTTTGCGCATTTTTGTCCCGATCGGGGTATTTTTTATCACTTCAGAGTGTTTTTGTGCATTTATGACCTGATCGGGATATTTTTCGGGCTCTTCAGCAGGCCAACAACGGATGTGCCATTGCTCGCCATACTCTTTGATTGTCTGTACGGGATAACCCTTATTAACAATCCACTCACTCATCTGCCCATCTGTTTCGGGGTCATAGATAGCAGGGAATCCGTGTTTCCAACCCTCGGGCGGGTCAACCCATAATCTACTCATCTTGCGCCTTTCTTGCGCCACTCAAGACGCGCATACGTTCTATTAAGATACCCAAAGGTTCCAGTTTCATTGCTCTAGCGCAACTTATAGCTATCGGTGCCCACATCCGCCCCGCATCGGAACACTCACGGATGTTCAAGTAGTCCTCAAAGAAAGACTTAACACAGGCTGTTAGTTCGTCTGACTTGATACTTAAATCTGGGGATTGGATACTTAAAATCGTGCGCACATACTCCTGTTTAACATGCGATTCCTTCTCTGCAGCATTAAATTCGTCAGTCATTACTAACCTCCAACTCCAATCTAGCCATCTGCGCTGCTTTCAGCGACGTATAGCGCTTACGATTACTCTGAAGCATATAGGTCCCATCCAAATACTTATGGATCTCATCTATCACTTCCCCATTGCGGGCCTCCAAAACCCACAAATGCGTACTCCACTCCTTCCACGTAAGCGTCTTCATTTCCCCGCCTCCTGCCGCTTCAACATAAAGCGCAAACGTGCATACATGTCCACTGCCGTGTTTTGCATGTACTCCTTCATGTTCAAATCATCAGGCAACGCGGACAACGGAACACGGGCCTCAATAAAGCAGCCCTCCCGTTCCATAGTAATAATAAATAATTCATCATGGCTATCTTCTTCCATAGTCACGGGCAACGCGCCATTAATTTGTGATGTCATTCGTCATACTCCTCATAAGATAAAAATTCCTCCTTGCGCTCCTTATACATCTGTGCATAAGTCTCAAAGTGGTTCTCAGAACAGCAACTGAACCGCTCTCCACGGCCCTCGCCACAATAACAACAATACTGCGTATCATCATTCATGTAGAAATCATGCAGTTCCGCCTTGGTTATGCCCTTGCTCATAACTTCTTCTCCTCAAAATGTTTCTCCGCATCCTTGTAATAAGTCATGAACAGGTGGATTGCATTGTGCAAACTTATCTCCGAAGCTCGGGCCACGCCGGCAGCAGCACGCAAGGCACCAATAGCACAGGCACGCTTGTCCTCCTTCGTGTCAAACATAGCTATAGTCATGGCCGACGCCACAGCAGCAGACGCCTGTTGGAGCTTCTTTAGCTCTTCTTTAGTTGGGTTAGTCATGGCAACCTACTTTCTTGTGCTTCATACGCAAACTGCTCCATAGCCTGATCCTGAATGTCCGCAAGAATAGATTCATGCAGAATGCCAGCAATGTCAAGACCATCGGGTAAGTAAACATGGAACAAGGACCACTGTTCAGGGTAATCCGGCTCAAGCTTCATTCCGGATGTCGGTTCAATAGAACCTATCTCCTCTTCCTCATGGTCAAAATAACAGGTCAATACTAAGCCATTGAGCTCGTCACACTCAAAGTCATAGCGCGTTAGGTCAGGGTGAACAGGGACGTTACTCATACTAGTAAGCCTTTCATTGATGATACGTTTGCGGTTTAGTGAACTCATTACTCTATCCTTTCTGTTGTTAATCAAGTTACGCCCTGTACTTTATAATACTCCGTTGTACTTGTCAATACTTTTTTCATCCACGTTTGTACAAATATATAGGTGTTTTCCCTAGGTAGATTGGGCCTATATACTAAAAAGCATATAAGAGAGTCGGTTTGTTAGACATTTTTAGAGGTATATATAGGACTTTTTTAGGACGAGTATGTTTTTGTTTTTTTATTTGTGAAAATAGACGTAATAGACGTAATGCCGTAATAAGTGAGCATTCATGCGGTCTAGCGGGCATTACACTACATTACAGGAGTCTAGTAGGTGTAATTTCTCTGGGGGGCTCCGCGAGATGCTTTTTGAAAAATAAAAAACATTTTTTAGCGCCAAAAAGTCTATATAGGGACCTCGTTTAAGCTCTGGCTATTGCATATAGATGTTACCCCTGTTACACTCCGTTACATGGTTTTACCGGAGTTACGGATATGTACAAAGTTGATACAGGAATTGATGTTCCTGATAGCAGAACCAAGTACCCATTCAACGATATGGGGGTAGGCGATAGCATCCTGTTTGAGGATAAAAAGACTGCAGAGAGTGCTAGGGTAGCCTCTCTCCGTTTTGCTAGGGCACATAGGAATCAATGGACCTTTTCGCTGCGTAAGGTAGATAACGGGTGGCGTCTGTGGAGAATTAAATAATGTCGAAGAAAGACGTTTGGAACGTGCCTCCTGTTGCCCCTGACAAAGCACGTAAGCGCATGGCTACTGAAGTGGCCCCGTTGCGCAAGCAGCGTCGAACGATGAATGCCAAGGAATGGAAGTTTGTGACCGAGCTTGTCAGTGGAGACGGCCGCGTAACAATGAAAGAGGCAGCGATACGGGCGGGGTACAAACCTAGCTCCGCCTCTGTCATGGCATGGAAGCTGACAAACCCTGAGTTGAACCCACACGTGGTGGCCGGTATACAGGCATACCGTGGCGAGCTCAATTCCAAATACAACACGTCGTATGAGCGGCACATGCGTGATCTACAGATCATTCGCGATAAGGCCTTGGAGGCGGGAGCATTTGCTGCTGCAGTTCAGGCAGAGTATCGGCGAGGCCAAGCATTAGGCAGCATCTATGTTGACCGCAAAGAAATTCGCACAGGCACGATTGACAGCATGAGCAAAGAAGAAGTGCAGAAGAAATTGGACGAGCTTAAGCGCCTGTATGGCGGACCTCCTCCGACCGCATTAATTGACGCCGACAGTGGACTAGTGATTGAAAGTATCGACCGCGAGAAGGATCCTGTTTTTGACGCTGGGGTGGAGCAGCCTCCCCTTGATATTTTTGAACAACAGCTTGATACGGACGAAGATGAAACCTGAGGCAGCATTTGCGACTCGCGTGCGAGAAGGCCTGACCAAGTTTGATGTGGACATTGAAAGAATTGAAAACCGCGTAAATCTTGGAATCCCTGACATGCTGCTAGGGGTGGGGGATCGTTTTGTGATGATGGAGCTCAAGGTTGTGCAGCGGGGTTTGAAAGTTGGGCTGCGACCGCATCAGATAGCCTTTCTAACTAGACAATCTAGGAAGGGAAGGCCTTGCTATGTTTTGGTGCTGCAATCCGGCGGTGCTGTTTTAAAACCAGCTGCAATTCACCTTTACCGTGGGAGTGATGCCATTGAGCTTGCCGAAGTAGGCCTCCGGCTGCAGTCATTTAAAAGCTGGCCCTCCCGTGGCATGGATTGGGAAGATCTTTATAAAATACTATCAGAAGTGGAAACCCGATAGAAATAATTCATTAGACAAGGTGTACGCAAAGTGTACACTGGAGGCCTCACAACAGAAAGGATAGAGTATGAAGAAATTCAAAATCACTGCATCACTTACCACGCATTACGAGGCCGAAGTGCTTGCTGCAGATGAAAATCAGGCATGGTTGCTGGCGAAGGCGATGGACCAGAGCTTATTTAAACCTGTGGAAGATGCCAGCTGGTA